CCAGTGAAACCAATTGATCCTGTAAAACCAGTGGCGCCGGTACTGCCGTCAAATCCTGTCACTCCTTGACTGCCATTAAATCCTGTGGCTCCTTGACTTCCGGTGTATCCAATGCTTCCAGTAAAGCCAGTATCGCCTTTGCTTCCTGAAAATCCAGAATCGCCTTTGCTTCCTGTATATCCTATGAGTCCACGACTTCCCGTAAATCCTGTGGCACCATCTTGTACCATAGGATTAGAGAATAAAATCCATTGAGAATTATAATAGTAATAGGATTTACCAGTAGTGCTATCCACCCAGATAGCTCCTTCAACCGGAGATCCTGGTGCAGTTGTTGAAGCTGTTACGGTATATTGACTTCCTGTGTATCCAGTACTTCCAGCATATCCAGTATCACCTTTGCTACCAGTAAAACCTGTGGCGCCTTGACTTCCAGTAAATCCCTGCGACGTTGTGACAGCATCCACCCATTGACCACCGTCCTCATCTTCATACCAAATTTTTAATTGGCCATCTTCAGAATTCCACCAAAGAAGACCGTCAATAGGGGAGTTGGGGGCAGTTGTGGAAGTTACAACTGTTCCAATAGCAACTACGGAAGCAGTTCCGTCATCTTTTTTTAGAAATACTCTACCATCATGTGTATTGATGGCTAATTCTCCGAGTTCCAAATCACCTACAACAGGTATTTTTCCCTGAACTGCGGAGCGCTTAATTTTAATCAAGTTCGCCATATGGCTCCTATATAACGCTATAAAGCAAGGATATTGACAACTACTATATAGTAGTGTTATATTACAAGTATATTTATACGTTCTTGAACTGAGGTGTTTATAATGACGGTGAAAATTGCCATTGTTGATGTGATGGGCTTGTCGTATGATCCAACCACTTTGGAAAATTATGGGTTGGGAGGCTCAGAATCCGCTATAATTTACATGGCGCGAGAACTGAAAAACCAAGGGCTTGTTGTCACAGTTTTCAATAACTGTACCGACAGTCGAGCCAAAGAAGGGATATATGACGGTGTGGAGTATATTGATATCCGTCAACTTCAGAATAACCAGAATTATTCATGTGACATCTTAATTTCATCCAGAACCATTTTACCGTTTCTACCAGAAGATTTTAGATATCCTGGACATATGAACCGGTATCAATGTTTACGTAAATCTGCGAAACTAAAGGTTTTGTGGTTACATGATACGTTTTGTTCAGGAGATGAGTTTGTTGAAGAATTGTTAGTGAAAAATTACATTGATGAATTGTTCACACTTTCAGATTTTCACACATCATACATCACCAATTGTTTACATCAGAAAAGAAGAAATTTTGAAGTATTAAAGAATCGAGTGTTTGTCACAAGAAATGGAGCACGTAAATATATTGATTCAGTAGATGTGAATGCCAAAGATAAAAACTTATTCATTTACAACGCATCTATCAGCAAAGGATTAATGCCCCTTGTAAATAAAATTTGGCCTAAGTTAAAGCAACTATTACCTGACATTAAGTTGCGTGTCATTGGCGGCTTCTATCGTTTTCATGATGGAGCTGAACCAGATGAGCAAGAAAAGCAATGGCGTGAATTGTCTCAGCGTGATGATTTGAGAAATCTAGATGTTGAATTCACAGGTCTGATTCCACAAAAAGAAATTGCTCAACATTTAGCATCTGCACGTTTCATGATATTCCCAGGTGCCTTCCCAGAAACATTTGGCATTTCATCATTGGAATCCATGTTGTATAACACACCAGTGATTACTAACAGATTTGGAGCGTTGGAAGAAGTAGCGATTGATAATGCTTGTTACAAAGTAGATTATGCTATTCAACCAAATGGATTGTTCCCAGAAATTAATGAAGATGGACAAGTTGAAAAATTTGTGGAAACGGTTCTTCATGCATATAGGAACGATTATTTGTATTTGCAAAAATCACAATTCTGTAACATCGTTCATGATGTAGCAGGATGGGGTGGAATCGCACTACAATGGAAACAACACTTCTATCGTAAGTTGAATTTATATCTTCCAGTTGAGGATTATCGTGCTGTAACAAAATTGAATCGCCGTATCCATGAAGTGTATGGTAGACGTTTCAGTAATACTGAAGAATGGAATGAATATTCCCATGGACCTCAGCAGCATATTTCCATCATCTCACCATTCTATAATGCAAAACAATATTTAAAAGATTGCATTCTTTCTACGGCCACACAAGACTACGAAAACTTCACTCATTATTTGATTGATGATGCATCTACTGATGGTTCGTTTGATGTTGCACAAGACATCATTCATTCATTGCCATCTCAGATACAGAAAAAATATAAGCTTATTCGCAACGGAAAAAATGTTGGAGCTGTATGTAACCAAGTATTAAACATTTTACCTCTCCCAGATGATGACATCATCATGATGTTGGATGGTGATGATAGTTTAATTAATAGAAATGATTTGTTTCACAAGTATAACAACACCTATGACGGGTCGGTAGAATTTACATATGGATCTATGATGTCAATGGCAGACAATATTCCTTTGATAGCACAACCATATCCTGATTATGTGCGGCAAGCCAAGTCGTATCGTACACATATTTTCGCATGGGGTATTCCATACACACATCTACGTACATTCAGAAAACATCTTATCAACAACGTTGAAATCAGCAAGTTTCGACATGAGAATGGTGAATGGTTTCGAGCTGGGGGAGATAATGCCACGTTTTACAATATCATAGAACAAGCTGATCCTAATAAAATTCGTGCCATCACAGATGTTGTATATCGGTACAATGATGTGAACCCATTAAATGATTACAAGGTGAATCGTGAAGAACAAAACAAAACATCTAACAGTATTCGTAAAATGAGCGATATTCCATATGTAGTTAAGAATGAATATATCGACAATGTTGGACCATGGTTTTGGTCTGATGATTCTGATTTGTCCTGGCGATATATTAAAGAAGATTGGTTCCCATTAAAAAATGCCATTCTAAAACACATGAGTAACTTTGATGTGTGTGTACAAGCAGGCGGTCATCAAGGCATGTACCCTAGATTATTTCATAATCATTTTAAGAAAGTATATACGTTTGAAGCAGATTCTACTAATTTCTATTATTTACAGAAGAATTGTCCTCAGGCTGATATTATAAAAACAAATGCCGCAGTAGGAGCATATGACCGAAAAATTTCATTACGTAAATGGAACAACGAAAACACAGGTTGTTTTATTCCTGAGAATAATGATACCGGTGATATCCCAGTAGTGACCATCGACTCATTAAATCTTGAAAAGTGTGATTTAATTCAACTAGATGTAGAACGGTATGAAATGTATGCGTTGATGGGCGCAATAAAAACTATTGAAAAGTTTAAACCTTTGATAGTGTGTGAAGGCCCAGAGACTACGAATGATGTATGTACCCATATACTTGAGCAGTTAGGATATGAGATTGTGGATATAGTAGGAAGCTGTAACGATACCGTTTACAAATTCACTAATCGTCCTCCCCCAAGTAGAACTCAACCGTTAGTAGAAAAGAAACATATTCCCTTAGAAAAAAAGAAGGTATTGCTCGCTATACCTACGAACAAGTATATTGAACCCGAAACCTTTAAAAGCATTTACGATTTAAAAATACCTGAAAATGTTGAAGTTTCATTTCAATATTTTTATGGGTATCAAATAGACCAGATACGCAATTTAATTGCACAATGGGCAGAAAAATATGATTATCTATTTTCAGTTGACAGTGATATTGTGTTGCCTGAAGATACATTAATAAAATTGATGGCTCATAATGTTGATATGGTATCTGGTGTCTATATTCAAAGAAAACCCAATCAAGAAATTTTAGAAATTTATAGATATAACTCTCATGGAGGTATGAGCAATATTTCCATGCAAGATATATCACCCGCAGGATTGCATAAAATAGATGGTTGTGGTTTTGGATGTGTATTAGTAAAGTCTGAAGTAATTAGAAAAATATCTTATCCCCAATTTGTATATCATTCAGCTCTTAATCATCAACATACGATATCAGAAGATATACATTTTTGTCGAGAAGCCGCAAAACATGGTGCATCAATATATGTTGATTCCACAATTATATGTGACCATATAGGGTCAGCGATATATAGACCAAAATAGAAGATAAAATAAAAAGAGCGCCGAAAGGCGCTCTTTTTTTATACTACTGGTTGCTGTTGACGAAGTTCTGTCAACTGCCTGTTCAAATCATCTACTTGTCGTTGTAATTCTTCAATTCGCTTTGCTTGTTCTTCTACTTGTTTTGTAGCCATGGCGTGTTGAACACCTAACATGGTTTTTTCCATCAAGAAGTTCTTACATTGATTAGCTAATTGTTGAATATACTCGTTAACAAATGCTTGTTGATCCATAATATATCACCCCGGTTAATGATTAATATGTGCCACCGTCAATGTGTGCGAATACTGGCACACCTGATGAATTAGCTTGTAATACTTGTCCAACTGTACCAGCAGATGTTACTTGTAGAGCACTTGCACCGTTACCATACAAAACACCATTTGTTGTGAATGTACTGGCACCTGTGCCGCCATCTGCAACACCAATGGCTGCTGATAATCCTGAAACTGTTCCGCCTGTGATGTTGGCAAGAAGTGTACCAACTGTGTAGTCTGTGCCAGCTGTATTAACAGTTGTACCTGGTTCTGCTTCAAGACCCACGAACAACTTGAAGATGTTGTTGTCTGAAGCATCACGGAACCAACCAGCATACTTGGCGGTTGTGCCGGTGTCATATTCACCATAGAGACCAATATCAATGGAGTTGGCTGTGTTGCCATCGCCTAACTTGAGCAATGAGTCATCTACTGTAAC